TCTACTTCTTTTCCATCATCGGGTACAGTGCAAATAGGCACAGAGCTAATTACATATACAGGAAATAGTGGAGGAACATTATCAGGATTAACAAGAGGTGCTACAGGTACAACAGCAGCAATACATAGTTCAGGTGCAACGGTAACAGATGCAGCTGATTTTTTTGCATGGAATGCTGCAGCATCAGGAGATATTGTAACAGCACCAGGTTTATGGTCTTTAGATAATTTTGGTAACAAATTGATTGCAACTATATTTGGTGGAGAAACATTTTCGTGGGATTCTGATCCTACAGGTGCAACATCAACTAGAGCAACTATATTAGCAAATGCACCAACTGCATCATCTTTTAGTTTAGTATCAGCACCAGACAGACACTTAATATTTTTTGGAACAGAAACAACTGTTGGTACATCTTCATCTAGAGATGAAATGTTTATAAGGTTTTCGGACCAAGAATCAATTGATGCAACAACATCTTATGCACCTAGTGCAACTAATACTGCAGGTACACAAAGACTAGCAGATGGATCTAAAATTGTAGGAGCAATACGTGGTAGAGATGCAATATACATTTGGACTGATACGTCACTATTTATTATGAGATTTGTTGGTGCACCTTTTACATTCTCATTCCAACAAGTTGGTACAAACTGTGGATTGATAGGAAAGAATGCGGCTGTAGAGGTTGATGGATCTGCGTATTGGATGTCAGAAAATGGTTTCTTTAGATACACTGGTAAACTAGAATCATTACCATGTTTAGTTGAGGATCACGTATACGATGATATTAATACAATTCCAAAACAACATATTAATGCAGGTCTTAATAACTTGTTTGGTGAGGTAATGTGGTTCTATCCTAGTTCTTCATCTAATACAGTTAATAGAATGGTTTGTTATAATTACCTAGATTCAACACCAGAACGTCCAGTGTGGACAACAGGTACATTATCTAGAACAGCATGGCAAGATTCTGCTGTGTTTGGTAAACCACATGCAACAGAATATGATACAAGTTCTAATGGTACATCTGGTTCTTCTACATTTGTACAAGGAAATCTTGATGGTGTTAGTTATTATTATGAACACGAAAAAGGTTTGGATCAAATAAGAGAAGGTGCAACAAGTTCTATTGTTGCAAGTATTGAGTCAGGAGACTTTGACATAGGACAACAAGGTTTAGCTGGTGATGGTGAGTTTATGATGAAAATTAGAAGAGTATTACCAGACTTTCAAACACAAACAGGTGACACAAGAATTACATTAAATTTAAGAGACTTTCCTAATCAATCACAAGATAGTTCTACACTAGGTCCATTTACAATAAGTAGTTCTACAAATAAAATTGATACACGTGCAAGAGCAAGATCTATATCTTTAAAAGTAGATAACACAAGCACAAGTCAGTTTTGGAAACTAGGAACATTTAGATTAGATATACAACCAGACGGTAGAAGATAATGGCTAGAATAGTACAATCACTTACACAACCACTAGAAGATTACGATCAACAAATACAACAATCATTTGTTAGAGATGTTGATAGTATAGTACAAAAATTAAATACTTCTTTTCAACAAGATTTAAAAGAAGAAGCAGAGGCGGAGGCTTTTTTCTTTGGCTAATACATTTATAAATAAAAAGGTAGATTTAACTACAACAAGTGCTACGACATTATATACGGTGCCGTCAGCTACAACATCTGTAATTAAATCTATATTAGTATCAGAAGATTCTGGTAATGCAGACACTATAACTGTAACTATTACAGACACAGCAACTGCTGTGTTTAGTTTGTTTAAGACTAAATCTATATCTGCAAATGGGACCACGGAACTATTAACAGCACCTCTTGTATTACAAGAGAGTGAGATATTAAAAGTAACAGCAGCAACCGCAAATAGATTACATGTAGTCTTATCTGCGCTAGAAATAAAGCCTAGAGAGGTTACAACATAGGCTTGATTTACTTGATAAAAACAAGTATTATCAGAAACTCCAGGTTAAATTCCTGCTTTTTAAATCAACAGAAACTATAGAAAATGGGAAAATTATATAAAGTAGGTGAATACGGTGAAATGAAACTAGGTGAGTTTCGTAAAAACATAATGCAATACACCCGTAACAATCTAAGAAGCATAATATCAAGTTCAGATCCAGAGATAGTAGAAATAGCTATTGATGAATTAACTAGAAGAGGCGAAGAATTAAAAGAAGGTGGTATTGCAAGATTAGGCTTTAGATATGGTGGTGGTATAGATAGAGGTTTTCAAGCACCAAGTTCAGCAGGTCAATCGCCAAGAGGAAGCACATCATCAAGAGATACTGCAGCTGACAGAAGAGAACAAGCTAGTGTTACTTCAACTCAAACTGGAACTACTCCTTCACGTGATGATTTTCAAGTAAGAGATATAGTAGACAGACCAGCACAACAAATTATAGGTGGTCAATCAATAGATGTAATACCAGGTGATGAACGTAATAAAAAGAAAAGAGAATTATTAGAAGATATTGAAAGAAAAAGAAAAGAACAAGAAAGAGAAGATTTTATAAATACTCAAAAAGATCCAATACCAACTGGAATAACAAGACTTGATCTTCTAGCAAAATTTGCAAATAAATTTTTACCACAAAAATTTAATAGACAATTTTATTATGATAATGTTTTAGGTAGAACAGTTACACTTCCAGATGGAACAGTAATAACTTTTGATGAAGATAATTATTCAGGAGCAGGATTAACATATGATCAATTAAGAAAGGCAGGAGTAATTGGAGCATACGGTACTACTGAAATGGGACAGAATGCTATTGATGCTCGTGGAGGACCAGGAGGAGACAGTCCACCAATAGGACCAATCACAATAGGACCAAGACCAGATGATCCAGCAATATCACCAATACTACCAGAAGAACCAATTAGTCCTTTTGTACCACCAAAAAATAGAAAACTTCCTTTTGAAAATTATTTTGTAGGTTCAGATGCTTCTGAAGATCAAATAGCATACGGAAAACAAATGGGCGTTGATCCAAGAATGTATGGCCTTACAGCTTTTCCAGCAGCTGACGGTGGTAGAATAGGTTACGCAGGTGGTGGAATAACAGATTTAAGACAAGGATATTTTTTAGGTAAGATAGTTAAGAAAATAGGTAAAGGTGTTAAGAAGATTGCTAAGTCACCGTTTGGTAAAGCTGCGTTGTTAGCAGGTGGTGCAGGTTTATTTGGTTTAGGACCATTTAAAGGTTTACAACCATTTTTATTTGGAAATATGGGTGGACCAAGAAATATGATGGGGACTCCAGGACTATTAAGAAATTTCTTTTTAAAAAATCCTAGAGCTGCAAAATTTAGTTTATCAAACATAGATCCATTTAAAGCTATTAGTGCATTTTCTATTTTACCATTGTTAACAGGAACAGGACAAGATAAAGATGATCCAAACAAATTTTCCCGTGGTGAAGAGTTAGATATAAGAGGTATAAGAAATTTAGTTGCTAGAGGTAATTTAGATAGAACAGAATTTCCATTCATGCCAGAAGATTTTTATGCAACTGCAGCTGACGGTGGTAGAATAGGTTTTGCAAATGGTGGTAATGAAGATGATGAAACAATTAGATCACAAGCATTAAGTGCATTAACACCTTACAGAATAAATAGATCAGCAGGTGGTGGTACAGGTTATGCACCAGTCACTATGCAGACAGAAGGTCAAGATGCAATAGTATCAGGTGACGATCAATCAGGGCCCATGGCTCAAGGAACAACTTTACCAAATCAAATGCCAATGCGTTCACCAATGCCTATGATGAATCCTATGATGGCTAGAGGTATGATGAATCCTATGATGATGAGAGGTATGATGAATCCTATGATGATGAGAGGTATGATGGGTAGAGGTATGCCTATGATGGGTGGTAGAATGATGGCTAACGAAGGCGGTATAATGATGGCATCAGCTCCAGATCCTATGGATGCAAGAAATGACATGATGGAAAATATTGCAAGAGAAGAATTTGGTAAACCTTTAAAAGACTTAACCGAAGATGAAATAATTCAAATAGAAGAAATGATGGATGAGATGACTAAAAGAAAAACTTCACCAAGAGTTATGGCTCAAGAAGGTGGTATGATGGACATGGGCGGTATGGAAAAAGATTACAGAAACGAAGGTGGTTTTGTAGCAATCGGTGGTCAAGAAAGAGCAGATGATGTGCCAGCAAGATTATCAAAAAATGAGTTTGTATTTACTGCAGATGCTGTTAGAAACGCAGGAGGCGGCAATATAGATAAAGGCGCAGAAATCATGGAGAACATGATGGAAAATTTAGAAGCAGGCGGTAAAGTATCAGAAGAGTCACAAGGATTACAAGGTGCTAGAGCAATGTTTGCTACACAAAAAAGATTAGGAGAAGTATTATAATGGCTGAAACAGTAACAAGAACCTTACCCGCACAGTTTATAGAAGATCTTGGTAAAGATTATGGTAAGCAGTTAACAGCTGCAACAGCAACAAGATTACCTACACAACAATTTGCACCAACAGTTGCAGGGCAAACAGCATTACAACAAGAAGCAACACAAAGAACACAAGCAGGTTTAGGAACTTTTCAACCATTTCTTACAGCTGCACAACAAGCAGGGCAAACAGCAGGAACAGGATTAGGTTTAGCACAAACAGGTTTAGGTGTTGCAGGTCAAGAATTAACAGGAGCAGGGCAAGCTCTTGGTACAGCAGGCACAACTATTGCAGGAGCACAACCATTTGTAGGTGCAGCAGGCACAGGATTAACACAAGCAGGTGCAACACTCGGTGGTGTATCTCCATTTATTGGTGCAGCACAAACAGGACTTGGAACTGCAGCAGGTTTAACTGGTACGGGTGCAGGATCAGGAGTTGGTTCTATACAATCGTATATGTCACCGTTCCAACAACAAGTTATTGATACAACACTTGCAGAGTTTGACAGACAAGCAGCGGCAAGACAACAAAATATATCTGATGCAGCTGTTAGATTAGGTGGCTTTGGTGGTGGTAGAGAAGGTGTTATGCAGTCAGAGTTTCAAGCACAGTCTGATAGAAACAGAGCAGCTATAGAAGCACAATTAAGAGCACAAGGATTTAGTCAAGCACAAGCAGCAAGACAAGCTGATCTACAAAATCAAATGGCATTATCACAAGGTCAACTAGGATTAGGTGCAGCTACATCTGGTTTAGCACAACAACAAGCACAATTAGGATTAAATCAATTAGGATTAGGACAAGCACAACTTGGTATAGGTGCAGCTCAGGCAGGAATAGCTGGACAACAAGCAGGTATGGCAGGTCAAAGAGGTGCATTATCACAACAACAAGCCGGCCTAGCAGCAAGTCAATTAGGTCTAGGACAATTCCAAACAGGTTTGGGTGGTGCACTACAAGGCTTCCAAGGAACAGATATTGCAAGAGCGGGTCAAGTGGGCGCAGTAAACCAAGCTCAAGCACAAGCTGTTCTAGATGCACAAAGAGAAGCAAACAGAATGGCTGCTTACGAACCACTAGAAAGACTTGGTATATTTGGTCAAGGTGTAACTGGTTTGATGGGTGGTTATCCAGCACAGTATCAATTTACTAATCAACCAAACCCTAGTCCACTAGCAACAGCTCTTGGAATAGGATCAACATTAGGTGGTATCTACGGTAATGTTATGGGACCAATGAGAGGAAAAGTACAACCATAATGAATAGAGTTTTAAGAAGACCGATGTTTAGAATGGGTGGTAGCACTGAAGGTATAACTTCAGGGTTAGATGCACCAAATGTAGATGTAAGACAAAATTATGAAAGAGCAGGTAAAGTTG